ACGATTCCAAAACTGGCCACGTCATAATCCCCTTTAATGGCTGGACTTATAGATTCGGCCAGTACGGCCTCCCTATATTCGTCGGGATGGAATGTATCCTCTAATCGTTTATAACCGCTCTGTGACGCCATAAACGCTTTAAATCGCTCGAAATTTTCAATGTCCCCCATTATGATACACTTGTATCCTAAAGCGGCGTTAGAAAAGGCTTTTTCGTCCTCGATAACAAGACCGTTCTTACCTTTTATCTCGATAGCCGTGTATTTACGCATAGGCGCCGAATATGTATCGGCGCCCGAACAGTAAATACCGAAATCGCGAGTAGACTTACCATTATAAAAAAATTCATTTAAGCCCATACCTCTTGATTCCTCCTTATACCTTTGTTTAACTTGCGGCCTATAATCTCGGCCAACTCGTTTACGTCTTGATTCTTTGCGGCGTAGACGTTTATAGTCGTTCCACCGAAATCGCTCATCCTGTCAGCGTACTGGGAATTCGGATTCGGCAAGCCTATCTCCGCTCCACCAGTAATCATCGGCTTAAAATCGAACGCGTTGGTTATCGCCTCATCCAGTTTCTTCTGATTGTCCTTAATTCCCTTAACGAATAAATCAATCATATCTGGCGCGTATGTGTGGAAATTAGAAAGCGGGCCTTCATCTGGCTCGGAGAATCCTAAAAATCCTTTTATCGTACTTGCTATTCCCGTAACGGTTTCCTTTAACTTATTGAATTTCGCCTTGATACCACCAATAAAGTTAGATATTAAATCTTTTCCCCAATCTTTGGCCTTTTTACCGATATTGAGAATTCCATCTTTTACGAATCCCACAAGTTTCTTACCAGTATCCAACAACTGTTTTCCACCTTTTAAAAGCGCATTTACAATTGATAATATTATCTCTGGAATCTTTAAAATCAACTGTGGGATAGCCTTTATGAGACCTACCGCCAGCTTTAATATTAACTCTATTCCAGCCTCTATCAGTTTAGGCGCCAGCCTTATAAGCGCCTCTACGATATTTATGATTATATCTGGCAATTTGTCAATAAGTTTAGGCAAGGCGTCTATTAGGCCAGTCGCGAGCGCCAGTATAATTTCTATCGCCGCGTCTACCAACATCATCAAATTGTCTGGATTTGTCAACGTGTCAATTATCTGCAACAATACATCAATAATTGTCGGGATAAGCGATGGCAAACTTTCCGCGATACCTTGCGCCAACGAAGTAATAAGTGTCAATCCTAATTGAACTATCTGTGGCAACAATTCTAAAAATTTAGTCACGATGGAATTTAGAATCGGTGGAATTTGCTCTACTAATACCGCAATAAACGTAGGCAACGCCTCTATTAGGCCGTTTAGTAATTCTGTGGCCACTTCCAAAATTGGCGGCAACAATTCCTCCACTAATTCTGGCAATTCTTCGGTTATCATCGGCGCTATATCCCTTACTAACTGAACAATACCGCTCGTGGCTTGTTTTATTGTTGGTAATAGGTTTTCAAGAACCGCTTTTCCAGATTCCAGAACGTCGTTTATTAACTGGCCTACGTCGGCGTCTGGATTAGATATTCCAGCAACAAGATTCGCCCACGCGCCCTTTAACATATTTATAGAACCGCTAATTGTTTTCATTCCTTCGTTTGCCGTCGTTCCATAAATTCCTTGTTTCTTCTGAACGAGGTCTATGGCCTTTACTATATCGGCGAAACTGTCAATAGACAAATCGCCCGCCTCACCGATTGACTTTGCATATTCGTTAGCGTCCTCAATAAGACGCTCCATTTCGCTCTTTGTGCCGCCATAACCGAGTTTTAAGTTGTCTAACATAGTATAGTTTTGTTTTGCGAATCCTTGAAACGCACGCTGGACGGAGTCCATATCGGAACCGAACGTATTTACGTTATCGGATATTGACGTCATCGCTAAATCGGTAAGTCTGGCCGCCTCTACTGTATCACCGCCTAACGAATTTATAAGCGCCGCACTAAATGACGTAGCCACTTCCATATACTCGTTAGCACTCATACCAGCCGTTTTAAATGCTTTTTTCGCGTTTTCGGCCATTAACCCTTCGGCATATTTAAGATGGTTGTATTCCTCTTGTAATTCCCGAAGAATTCCTAAATGGGCCTCGTCCGAATTATTTAATTTGTCCATTGAATATCCAGATTTCGCGACGTATTCCTCAAAACTTGCGCCAGCGGCTCCATATAGCTTTTGAACGCCGCCCCACAACTGTTGATATTCTGCGTATTCTGCAACGGATTTCTTAACAAACGCTACCGTCGCCGTTGTGGCCGCGCCCATACCTATTGCAAGGCCTTTTCCTACCGTTGCGAGGCCCTTCCCTAAACCGCTTAATACACCTTTGAACTTATCAGACTTCTCGCTACCATTATCCAATTCCTTCGATAATTCGGCAACTTCCTTTTCCGCGCTATTCGACTGGCTCTTAAGTTTGCTTAACTGTTCGTGTAAACTTTTCGTTTCCTCCGAATCTTCGCCCGTAGCCTTTGCCGAATTCAAATATTCTTTGGTTACACTTTTAATGTCGTCTTGTAACGCCGAATACTTTTTCTTTGCAATATCAAGCATTTCGGAATTTTCACGCTGGGTTTCTTTGCTTTCCTTTAAATACTCCGAATAGGTCTTAATCGGATGTTTTAAAACGTCAAGCGCCCTTCCTAATTTTGAAAAAGACGTACTCGCTTTATCCGTGGAACCAGAAATTCCATCGGCCGCGCCTTTGGCCTCTTTTTCGGCGTCGCTTAACCCTTTTTCGTATTCGCTTTTATCCAAAGTGATTTTTGCCGACAAAGAAAATATATCCATATTCTACCTCCTTCCCATATTGTTTAATTTATCGGAAATACGCGTTATTATTTCTTCTGGGTCTTTCTCCTCGACTGGATGTTTATAACTGTCTAAAACGTCAAAATAACGCCTATTAAAGTGTCCGATTGATTGCAAACAGTCGGTAACATAAACGCGATATATAGTATCCTCCGTATGTCTTTTAAAGGTAGATTCTACATATCGCGTAAATGCTTTTATATTCCTTCTGTTTCCTTTGTATTCTCCGTAACAGAACCAGAAGATACACTTTCCATCATCGGATTCTGCGATTGAAAAAGGCTCATTAACTCTTGATTTTCTGCAATATCCTCTAATAAGTGAATTAACATTATAGGTAATTCTATTAAGGACGGCTTAAATTCCTTCGGGTCTTTGCGATTTAATACCGCCAAAACCTCAAGAATAGCCTTTTTCTGCCTCGATAATATCGTCTTTGCGATAATAATATAAGGCTTTCTGGATTCTATAACCGCCTTTACTTCGGCGTCGGCAAGAATCGTAGCCGCTGGGTCTAATATTTCCGCTATAACGTCCAACGCGTCCTCGCCTTTAATCTCTGATAATCTCATCGTGTATCTCCTTTTCTATTGTTATACGTTTGCTACCGCCGTGGCGATAATCTGAACGTCGCCAGTTACGGACGGGATAGTGATTGTATCTGTTACTAAAACAGAATCGGTAATATCCTCGCCGCCCATAAGAACTGTGATGTTCTCGATGGTATATGTATCATCTGGCGTAATAACCGCTACTAACTCTGTGTTAGCGTCGATTGTACGCTCTACGAACGAACTTGTAACGTGGCTTAAAATCTGGTTTACATTCCAGTAAGCCGTTTCGTCTGGCGCCGAACTATAAAATACCATTGGTACTTCCTTCTGGGCGTTGATTGAAACGTGGCCAGTAATTTCAAGAGTAATTGTACCCTTGCCGTTCTTCGTTGTCTGGATTGAGAATCCAGCCGTTGAAAGTGCGTTCTTTAACTGGATTGCTACCATACCGCCGTCGGCTCTATCGCCCACCCACCAAATATCGGTGAAATCAGACTGTTTCAAGTCTGCGCGTGGAACGATTTTCGATTCGTTGTTTGCGTCAATATCCGCGCAACCTAACGACATTTTAATCAATTCTGGCGACATTCCCAGCGATGTTGTGGAAATCTTGCACTCCCAACTATCGAGGTGTTTGAATTCCATCATATTAACTGGAACATTATCTACATCCTCGCCAAAATCCGAATAAGTCGGTACGCAAGTAGCGTTTATTCCGCCAGTTGTAGCGCATATAATATCCTCGTCGGCTGGCGCTATCGGATTGGCTGGATTGAATCTCTTAAGTAATACACCCGCGTCTAACTGTAAGCCTTCAAACGCGTTTGTAGGAATAACGGTAAATTTTCCCATTGTCGATTCCTCCTAATAGGCCGTCAAAAACTCGGCCCCTATGTTTAATACTATTCTTTTTATTGTGTCGTTTTGAGTGTTCATTCTTGTTGCGAACGGCGTTCCAGCCTTAAACCATACATAGCCGTCGTCAATTCTCATTGATATATGGCCGTGTTCTTTTAAAGCTTTCTCTATCTGGTCGGCCTTAAGTGAAATATCACGCCACGAAAAACTTTTATCCCATAGTGACGCGCTTAACATTAAATCACCGCCCAAACTATCGGTCTGGACTTCGTAAGTGATATAAGGTAACATTGCGTCGTCTGGAACAGAATTCTCATCATAGGCCGTCCATCCGAACGATTCCCAAAACTTCGTTATGGCTTGTGGTTTATTCATTCTTTGGCAACTCCCACTCCTCGGCTGATACAACGCGCATATTAAGGCCCGCCGAATTCGGCGTCTTTTTATCGTCGCCGTCTGACGTTACCCTAAATATCTTCTTGTCGCTATTGCGTCTAATAACGTCGTGATATTGTAGGTTTACGGCTCGTGTAGTAGTAATAGTATATACCGCCGTAACGCCTTGTTTCTCGGCCAAACGCGCCTCCATAGAAGAATCCAACGTAATCGCCGCGTCGATTGATACCCCGTCAACCCACACAACGGTTATTCCGCCGTATCCGTCTGGGCCGTGCGTCTTATCAATTATCGTACAAGATTCCATATATTCTTCTAATAGCGACATTATATCTTCCTCCATTTATTCAAGCGAGAATTAAAAACGCTCTGCCACGATGGACTTGAACCGTTAGAACCGCCGCTGGCCTTCGAATAAGAATACCCTCCGAACGATTCGGACTGATAAGGCGTGTTTATCGCCTCGCCGTACTTTTTATTCCAGTCGCTAATTTCATTTGCTAAATCGACAATTTCGCGTGGAACGGCCATAAGCCATACGGCGCCGTCGAACAATTCGTCCGTCAACTGTAATTTATCATCATTCTTATATACGCCATCATTGAATATTGAACCAACGATTCTGAAATACTGATTAGGCTTTATAGCCGCCAGAAAATCGGCGTCTGTTATTTTGCCGTTCTCGATTGTGGTAACGCCAAAAAACTTCGGTAAACCTCTATCGAACCAGTTTTTCAATTCCATACATAATTCATTAAGCATTTTTCTTCTTACCTCGCTTTGCTGGCTCCTTATCGGTCTTTGGCTTTTCCGCCTTCGGCTCGTCTGCCTTCGGCTCTGCCACTTCCACGATTAAAGGAAAGCCACGTCTGTTCTTATCGGTTGATAATTCGGTAAACCTTGCCTTTGTAACTTTGAGGCCATCACGGGGGAAAATATCCCCCGAATGGTACTCATAATTATTATCCGTAAGGTCTACAAAATGCTTTAGCACTTTATACATATTTACGCTCCTACGTCCTCAAGTGTTAAATCCTTAAGGCTGAAATACTGGATGTTCTTATGGCCAGCATTATCTGACTGAACAACCTTTAACTTCTGGCTATCCTTGTTAGTAATCTTCATTACGGAATCAAGGTCTGAATCAAGTGTTACCATACCAGTACCTACTGACGGCTCTAATCCTACCTTTACGTTTGCGTATGTTAAACCGCTTGCAAGGTTGCTATACTTTAACGCAAGGAAATATCCGTCGCCAGCAAGTGGGCCAGACGGTGATAATCCACCTTCCATAAATGCCAATTCGCCCGTAACCTTATCGCCAACAACCGCTACGTTAGACTGGAAATCCGATGGAGTTTTATCTGTCCACGGATAAGTCTTGTCTGGGGCGTCTGGGCCTACGGTAAGGTCAGTCAGAAAAGAATCATCGACGGATACTACCGCGATACCGTCAATATACTCTGCCCATAAGGTCATACCCATAAGCGCGAATACTTCGCCTACGGCCGTACTATAATTGCCGTTTGCGTGGAATCCAATAAGATTGGTTTCGCCGTCTACTCTGAAATCAAGGCCTAACTTCTTAAAATCGGAATCGGACGGGTCAAGGTAATAAAGGTCGATATTCTCTACTGGTGTAGCGATAACCTTGCCTCTTTCAATATCTGGCTCACTTAAAAGGAATAATGTGGAATATCCCATAAAATCCTTTACGTACTGGATACCGAACTGTGTCTGAATTGTAAGATTAGCGGCGCCGATATACTGATAAGCGTCAAGAATATTAGCAAAACCGACTACCTCTGTTACGGTCTTTCTCATCTTCTGGAACTTGTCGATAACATTTCCCTTTGCCATTGCAAGGGCCATCTGCCACGAACTTTCCGCGCTAGTCAATTCGCCAGTATTAAGGAATGTGTAGAACTTTGTAAGAACCTTAAGTGTCAATTCATTAAGGAACTCGTCGTCCGTTTTCTGGATTGCTACGTCTGCGCCATACTTATTTACGGCCTCGATTGATGTAGCCTTTGCGTACTTCTCGATAGTAACGTCGCCGTATGTAGCCTCTGTTACTTCTGCAAGGCTATAAGGAATCTCC